CAAAATAGAAAGACTTCTGCCTGCCGCGAGATCGGTAAAACAATCCAAGGAGCTTGTTCAGTCGATCCTCGGTTTGAAGAACGAAAGAAAGCCGGACGAGCCTCGTGGGATAGGGAACCGGAAAGAGCCGGTCCACGGCACCGCGCCTGAAGTCGAGGTTGTCCCAGCGGGAGCCCGCCGTGACCTGGGCGGGCGAGGCCCAATTGGGCGCGAGATCGAAATACTCGGCTCCCCGGAAGCTCTCGGGGAACTCGGTTCCGAAGTCCCGGTGCCACGCCTGCACGGGGTCCTCGTCAACCTCGAACCGGGGCTCCGTAACCCGCGACGTGCGGAACGAGCTTCGCGCCGGCTCCGTTCGACGGACAAGCGCAGCGCGCAGGACTCCTTCCCCTTTCGAGTAATCGCGACGGAAGGGTTGGAGAACGCTGACCACGGCGTTATCGACAGCGACAACCGTGTACAGGTCCTCCGCCCGATCACCACCAAGATAGATGCCTCTTCCGGGAACCATCCACGGAGGAATGGTCTGCGGCACGAAGTTCTGCGTGGCCTTGACGGCCGACGCGAGCAACGCCGTCGCCTTCTCGAAGTGAGGGACGAAGAACGCCCCGCCGGGATCGCGCAGAATGGTGGCGAGCGAGCCCGGCAGGTCCTCGGGCCGGATACGACCGACGTAGCGGAACGTCCTCCGGGGATTGACCCGCTGGGCGATCCTCTGTTCGTTGCCCCGCCGGCTCTCGATGATCTCGGTGCGGAACCGATAGGATTCCTCGAACCCCGGCATGACCTATCTCCACTCGATGGGGATCGGGCGCGCGCGCGCAGCCTTGGGATCGACCAGACCGACCGTATCGATCAGCGGTGTGCCTTGCAGACCGACCTCGATCTCTCCGGGGCCGGAGACGATGACAGCCGAAAACGGAGCCGTCAGAGAGATTTTGATCTCTCCGGGGAGCGATTCAACGGTAGCCGTGATGTCGCCAACGACTATGGCGCTGATCTCGCCGGGCTCGGATTCAATGAGGGCCGTGACATCCGTAGCCACGAAGACAACGATCTCTCCCGGCTCGGATTCAATCGTTGCGTGGATATCGCCGACAACGATGGCGTCGATCTCTCCCGGCTCGGATTCAATCGTTGCGTGGATATCGCCGACAACGATGGCGGCGATCTCGCCGGGGGCGGACTCGACGGACGCAACAATAGGCTGCTCGACGAGAATGTGTATCTCTCCGGGGGCGGACTGAACGTGAGCCTGAAGCTGGTTTCCTATAATTGCTAAAATCTGGCCGGGGGCCGATACAACCTCGGCCCAGATGTCACCAACGACTATGGCGTCGATCTCTCCAGGCTCGGATTCAATCGTTGCGTGAATGTCTCCGACAACAATGGCGGCTATCTCTCCGGGGGAGGATTCAACCGTGGCCGTGATATCCGGGACGACCACAACGCTGATCTCGCCGGGGGCCGATACGATCTCCGCGACAAGGCCCCCCTCAACCGAAACGGAAATCTCACCGGGGGCCGACTCAACCGTAGCAACGATAGGCCAGTCAACCAGAACCTCAATCTCTCCGGGGGCCGATACTACCTCCGCCGGTATATCCACCCTTTCGGCAAACTGAACGAAGATCGTTCCGGGAAGCGATTCAATCTCAACAGAGATACCACCGATACCTTGAACGGAAATCTCGCCGGGGGCCGACTCAATGGTAGCCACGATGGGCCACTCGACCTGGGCCTCGATCTCTCCCGGAGCCGATACGACCTCCGCCGGTATATCCACTCGCTCGGAAAACTGGACGAAGATTTCTCCGGGAAGAGATTCAACCGTAGCTCGAAGCGGCGTGGCCTCGTCTTGAAGCGTGATCTGCGTATTGGCCTTCTGTGCGGCCGACAGCGCATTGTAGGCCGTGATGAAATCCGCGATGTTGACGTTTTGGTTGTATTTGTAGGGCTCGCTCGCGTCTCCGGCCAGATTTCCCGGCGTCCTCGGACCACGGATTTCCTGATAGAGACTGCCGGCCGAGATCGTGATTGCCGCCTCGAATGTTTCCCAGGCGTTCGACAGTCTCGGCCCGGCGGCGCTCGAAACCCCCGAGGCGGTCGTCGCGAACTCAACCTCTACGAGCCCGAAGTCTACGACCCGAAGCCTGCGCAGAAAGGCCGAATCAACTCCCTCGGCCAGAAGCGGGGCCGGAACTTCCAGAGCCAAGGGGCTACTCGACAACTGGCTCCCCCACTCCAGCGCGTTCGATATAGCGACGCGAGGACCCCCGACGACAGCGGTGACACGGCCGGGCGCGGCCATGTCTGTAACGATTACACTTATCTCGCCGGGGACGGACTCGACGGACGCAACAATAGGTTGCTCGACCACGACGTTGATCTCACCGGGGAGAGATTCAATCGTGGCGGTAAGTCGGTCTAGCGGCCAGCCTGAATCTATCGACAGCCCCCGGAGAGCGTTCTGGCCCGGCGGCGGAACGATCCCCGTCGTGGACCACGTTGCGCCGCCGTCCGTGGACTTGTAGATCGCGGTGGGAGACGCCCCAGCCAGCCAGACATCGCCGGTGCGCGAATCCAAGGCGATGTCCCGGAGCTGGGTCTGGCCCGCCGGGGTAGTGATCCCATCGGACGACCACGTTGCGCCACCATCGGTGGACTTGTAGACGGCGTTGCGAGCGGGGTTCACGACCCCTTGAACGAGCCAAAGATTCCCCGTTCGCGCGTCTACCGCAATTCCCTCTAGCCCATTCGCTCCCAACGGTCCAGACGGAAAGCCAACCCCGTCAGAGGACCACGTTGCGCCGCCGTCGGTGGACTTGCGAATAAAGCCGGCGTTGCCGGAGGCCCAAAGATCACCGTTTCGCGCATCTACCGCGAGGCCCCGGAGGTTTCTACCAGCTATTGGCGTGACACCAACTTGACTCCAAGTCGCGCCGCCGTCCGTAGACCTATAGACAAGGTTGTAGTTGACGCCATCGGTCAGCCAAAGATTACCGTTCCGAGGGTCTATCTCGATAGCCGTAGCAAAAAACGACGAGACTGCCGGAGTGCCGATCCCATCGGACGACCACGTTGCACCACCATCGGCGGACTTATGGACGTCGTTGGGGTTAGCCCCGCACGCCCAGAGATCGCCGGCAGCCACCAGTCAGACTCCGCTAGACGAAGACGCGCCTAGTCGGCTTCCTGAGAGATGCCCCAATTCGAGTAGGTCTGCTGGGCGTATCCACCGACCGCCACCACGTCAACGGCGGAAGTCATCAGATCGATCTCCATCGACCTGTTATTCCAATAGGGCTGGAGGAAGTCGAAATAGTGGGCGTTCGAGAACGCGCCGACCTTGTACACCAGATCGAAGAGACCGGACGGAATCCTCATCGGTGCGCCTGCCGCGATCTGGATCGCCTGCGGAAGCTGATAGATGAAGGGATCGCTGTCATCCGTATTGCGGACGCGAAGGTGGGACACCGTGACGGCAGCCGCCGTCGTGCCGAAGTTGATGTCGTCCTGAGTCTGTACGCGAATAGCCACTGGTCTTCTCCTTGGTTAGATTTCCAACGCGCTCCGAACCGATCTACGGTTGGACCGAATGAAGTTCAACACGGTCTGCTGTCCGCGACGTTCCTGCAAGGCTTCGTCGAGGAAAGAAGGACCGTCGATAGCGTTGATGACCGTAACATCGCCCTCTCGTCCCCCGCCATTGGCCGCGTGCCGGGGATCGTCCGAAGTCAAGACCTCTTCCCCGCGATGCAGAATGGCCGGGACCTCTCCGGGAGCGAAGCCGGCAAACCCGCCGGTCTGATACCGGAAGGCGTTGGCGAAGGCATATGCAGGAACGCTTCTCGACGGAGCCGATCCACCGGCAATGCCGCCGGAGTGGAACAATCCCGCGAATATCCCTCCTGAACCGCCGACCCCCTGCAACGCATTGAGGATCGCCTGCTGAATAATCATCTGGGCGATCTGCCTCAAGAAATCGGAGGCAAAACGTCTAAACGCATCCCCCAGCCTCTTGGTACTTTCTTCGCCATTGGCAACCGCCTCAGCGTATTCGTCGAACGCTCGGGCCAGACCGCTCGCCGCAAGTTCCGATATCTGTTGAAGGGAAATGCCGATCTGCGTGGCGCCTCTACCGGCCTCGGCGCGTAGCCTCTCCAGCTGCGCTACGACCGCCGCCACAGCAGGGTCGCTCGCCGCAAGAGCCCGAGCCAACTCCAGAGCCTTGTCGATGGCGTCGGCCAGCTGCGTGTTGACTTGCTCAAGGTCTTCCGCCACGTCCCCGAACTGTGAGAAACTAGTTACCGGGATATCGCGGAGCGCGTCCCGAAGCTCCGTCAACTGCTGTATCTGCGCTTGGGCATCCGCCAGATCGGAACGCAGCCCCGCCGTGGCCTCGCCTCTCTGCGCCTCGCGAAGCTGGTTGCTGTACTCTTGGGCCTCCACCGTCAGATGTTCCTGGGCGTCCAGAAGCCGCAGCGTGTCCACCCGCAACAACGCCAACTCGGATCGCGCCGACTCAAGCTGCGCCGTCAGATCGTTCGCAACACTGTCTTGACCGGACAGCCGGGCAACCTGCCGCTGCTGCTCCAGCGTAGCGATCAGAGACTCAAGCTGGCTGATCTGGTTCTCGTTGACCTGGATCGTGTAGGCCCGAAGCTCCGCCGTAGCCGTGGCTATGAAGCGATTGAGATCGTCGATCTGCGCCTGAACGTCAGCCGTCCTCTGGGGGATGCTCTCCAGGACCGCGACCGCTTGCTGGGCTCTCTCGATGGCCCGGTCGATGAACTGCTGCGCCCTTTCGAACGCACTGAAATCCGGGACAAGACCCAAGTTCTCGCGCTGCCCGATCTCCGCGAGTATCTTCTGCGCTTCCCCTCTCAGGAACTCGACCTGCTTCGTGAAGAACTCAGCGAAGGGCCTCGCGGCGTCCTGCTCGCCGAGGGCAATCGCGTTCTCAAGCTCCGCGATGATGTCGCTGATCTCGGCGCGCGTCGTCCGAAGAAGCTCGTTGGTCGGATCGAGGTTGGCGAAGATCGCCCGAAACATCTCCAGAGCCCGGAGCCGCGACAACTCCAGTTGATCGACAACCTGAGACCACTCGCCCGCCGTGCGCTGCACGTCTCTCTGACTAGCGCCGCGTGCGACCTGCTGGAAGTACCGCTCAGCCAGGGTCCCGGCCCGAGACTCCAACGCCGTGACTTCCTTGAGCGACGACCGGGCCTGCCGGATGCTGGCCTCGCGTTGCTTCGCAAGATCGGTCTCGCTCGCCAGAAGCTCGTCCGCCGCCTCGGCCGCCTCTTCCTCCTTGCCGGTCAAAACCGTGAGAACCAGCGTCAACTCCCGCGCCTTGGCCGCGAAGTCATCGCCCGAGCGGGCAAGCTCAAGGAACCTGTTGGCGGCACGGCGGACATCTTCGTCGCCCTCGAACTGCCGGTAGAGGTTATCCACGCCGGCCGCGAACTCGTTGAACGTGATCGACCCCGTATCGAGCCGGGCGAACAGATCGATCATCTGATCGAGGAAGTCATCGACGTTCTGCGAGAGACCCCGAAACTCTTGCCCGAGTTCGGAAGCATCGCCCTCGATGATAGCGGCGATCCGGGCAAGAACCTGGGCTCGCTGTTCCTCCAGAGCTTGAAGCTGAGCTTCGACGTTGACCTGAGTAACCCCGGCCTCGGCAGCGCCGCCACGAAGACCGGACACCCGGTTCTCGTACTGCTCGGGCTTCAGGATCAACTCGTCCCAACTGTTCTGGAGAACGTCGAGAGTCTTTTCGTGGTCATTCAGGGCTGCGGTAGCGTCGTCGATACTCGTGGCCCAAGCCGCGAGAGACGCACCGACGACCGTAAAGATTAGACCGACACCCGTAGCCGACAGAAGAGCCCGGAAGGCCCCGGCGAGACCACTCACTCCAACCGTGGCCGCTCGTACCTGGATCGTCATGGCGGCAAACCGCGCCGCTATCGCGAACAAGACGGGACCCAACTTCAGACCGACAAACGCCGACCCGACAATGATAAGAACCCGCCAGTTCTCCGCCAGGGTAGCTACGACATTCGCGAGGAACGCCAACGCGGAGCTAAGGCCCTGTGCGAAGCTCTGGAACCTGTCGCTACCCAGAGTCTCCGACAGACGATTCAGAAGATCGATGAAGCCTTGCTGGAAACTACCCTCGGCGATAGTCCGCTGGGTTTCGAAGATTTCATTCTGGAACCTGCCGATGGCAGCCTCGGACAGAAGCAGCGACGCCGGCAGCTGCCGCCCGAACCGCTTCTCCAACTCGTCCGCGAAGTCCGCGAGCCTGTCGGCGCCGATCTCGCCACGCTCCAGCAGATCGGACAGAACTTCGGTCGAGACCCCCAGGCCCGCCGCGAGGATGTTGATGGCGCCGGGCAGCCGGTCGCCCAGCTGTTGCCTCAGTTCCTCCATCTGGAACACGCCCTTGTTGGCGATCTGCTCCAGAGCCCGGAACGTGGCGACCAGTTGAATCGTGGTCAGGTTGTTGACACGGGCGGCCTCGGCGACCCGGACGAAAATCCGGCGGGTCTCGGCGCCCTCGATATTCGTTCCTTGCGTCGCGATGGCGAACTTCGTGTAGGCGTCCGACAAGACACCGAACTGAATCCCTAGCCGATCTGCCTGACGGCGGATAAACTCTAGTTCTTCGGCTACCGCCGTCTGGTCCTGATCGAAGAGCGCGCCGAGCCGCGACTGAGCGCCCTGCACCGTCCGCAGAGCGTTGATGACGCCCCCGATGCCCCGGAACACACCGAAGAGCCCGACATACGCTGTGGCGAGCGCTATGACCTCGCTACGGATGCGCTGGAGGATCGTCAGCGCTTGCCTGCCGCCGGTCCCTTGCCGAATGCGTTCCCCGGCTCGCTGCGCCTCCACGCCCGCCCTGCGGGCAGCGCGGCCCGTCCTGTCGAACTCCCTCGCGGTCTGTTTGAGAGTCCTCTGTGCTTGACCCGTGACCCCGCGCAACCGGGCCATCGAGTTCTCGACTCCGCGAATACGGCTTTCGGAACTCCTAGCCGCTCGGCCGAGAGCCGCGTAACCGACTCCCGCGTTGCGAACTTCTTTCTGAACGAGGCGGGCCGTTTCAATCTGCTCCCGGAAAGCCCGCTTCGCGATCTCGAAGTCACGCCGAAGCTCCGGCCCGGCTTCCGTTCCGAGGCGCTGTATCTCGGCCCCCAGAGCCCGCACGCGCTGCCCCAGCGCCGCGAGGTTGCCAAACGAGCCCTCGCGAACTCGAACCGCGTTCAGCGCATTGCGGGCCGCGCGAGCAGTCCCCGCCAGCTGCACGCGGGCCTGGGCCGCTGCCGCACCGGTTCCCTCAAGCTCCGACTGAGCCCTCTCCAGCCGTTGCGACAGGCGGCCCACGTTCTGCTCGGCGTTGCGGGCTTCCTGCCCCAACCGCCTTTCATTTTCCGTCGCCGTCTGGAGCGCGCCGTTGGCCTGGGCCAAGCCCGCCTTCAGCCGGTCGAGCGATTGGGTCTCGCCCCGAACCCGCTGGGCCGTATCCGCGCGAGCTTGATTCTGCCGCCGAACGGCTGCCGTAAAACGGTCTGCGTCAGCAACCGTGCCGTCCAGTCGAGCACCGAGCCCGGCCAAACGACTTTCCGTGTTGGCGATAACCGCGTTCTGCCGGTCGAGCCGAGCGCCAAGCCGGGCGAACGCCGCCGCCTGCCGGCGCGTGGCCGGAATGCCTGCATCCAACTCATTGC